GAATTAAATTCAATCTCTCCTTTATCATTTACAATACCAATTTGAACAGAATTTCCCCCATCTCCAGCACTACTATGTTGAAATATTTCTTTTCTATATGTTGGTGGATTATTTGAAGTTTTAGTAAGTCTAAGTGATGTGTAAGTAGTTTCAACTAAAAAGGGATTACCTTTTCTTGGCACCTTAATCAAACTCTTTTTCGATTCATATGTTGAACCTAACTGATTTGTTTTATTAGTAACTGTTGATGAGGATTCGTTTGCCATGTATCGACCTTTTTAGTTATTTAGGAACTTGGCATAAGGAATTGCAAGAAGATCATCAAGCTCATCTGGTTGCACAATGTATAATTGTCCCGCAAGTTCTGCCCATGTGTAGTTACGATACTTTCTCCAATGAAAATTTAGACCACGAAAACCCCAACCAAAAATATCAGTGCAGGCTATTAATGGATGTTGATCATAGGTGATGTTTGGAGTCTTAGGATTGTATACAAAGGTATAAAAGTTTCCAACATCGGGAACAGGTGTGACAGTATCATTAAGAAGAGACATGATCTCCAGCATCATATCCTCTTGATCATTTGTTGGATTGTTTATGTTATTACCTTCGAGTCTACTCATCGGATTCCGAGTTCTTTCTCTGTGACAACTTTAAATTCAATACGATGATCTTCACAAAATTCTTTTGCAGCTTTCCACTTTGCCTGATTGACTGCATAAGTAACACACTCAGTCAAGTATGATTTTGTTTTACGACTTCTTTGTTTAGGAGGTCTTGTTTGTTTATATGGTTTGACTTCAACCACATATGTTTTTACCATGTCATTTTTCTCTTTCACTTTTATTAAATAATCTGGATAATATTTGTGAACACGATTATCTTTTGGTGAAACATACGGTATGCTAAACTCTTCTGATGCCCATGATATAATACTATTATTCATATCACACCACTGACAAAACTTTCTTTCCCAACTACTACGGCATATAATCATCTTCGAGTTACCCTTATACTTGTGTGGGTACACAGGAGTATACTTACTCTTAATACTCTCGCCCATAACTTGCCTACATAATATACAAGGTCAATCTATATTTATATATGGCTATCATCCCACCACAGCGAAAATCGATATCGATGGTTAAGGCTCAACTTCTTAATCCAGCGACAACTTCGCATTTTCAGGTAAGTGTTTCTTTTTTAGAAAGTGCTTTTGCTAGATACAGAAGAGAGATAGGTTTAAATTTAGATCAAGGAAGATTAAATATATTATGTTCAGAAACAAATTTACCCGGATCAAGATTTGCAACCTCAGAAATAACAAATAACATTCCCGGAGTTAGAGAGAGACATGTATATCGAAGACAATATGATGATACAATAAATCTTACTTTTTATTGTGATGCAGATCAATATTTACCAATTAGATTTTTTGAAGCATGGATGAATTACATAGCAAATACTACTAATGTTAATGATCCTAATACGAATGGATCAGCACAAAACGAGAGTTACACATATAGAGTCAAACTACCAAGAAAATATAGTGGTAATCTTGAGGTGACAAAGTTTGAAAAAAATCTTGATTCAAGAAGACAAACAAGACCTCTTACCTATAAGTTTGTAAATTGTTTCCCACTTGCAATCAATTCAATGCCTGTTTCTTATGATGCATCTAATTTACTTAAGTGCACAGTTGGAATGGCATACTCAAGATACTTTATTGAACAAAGACCTCTTGGTATTATTCCAAGATTTATAAATGCACTTCCATTTTAGAGTGCTAAATAAACTTACTGAACTTTAACATTATGCCATTACCAAAGATTGCAACGCCAAGTTATGAACTTGAATTACCTTCCACAGGAAAGACAATACAGTATAGACCTTTCTTGGTTAAAGAGGAAAAACTACTTGTTATCGCACTTGAGAGTGAAGATACAAAACAAATAACAAATGCTATCAAGGCTGTTATCAAGTCCTGTGTTCTCACGAAGGGTGTAAAAGTTGAAGCACTCCCTACTTTTGATATTGAATTTTTGTTTTTAAACATTCGTGGAAAATCTGTTGGTGAGGACATTGATTTAAAACTTGTTTGCCCAGATGATGAAAAAACTGAGGTGAGTGTAAGTATCAACTTAGATGATATAAAAGTGCAAAAACCAGAAGGACATTCTAAACAAATCAAACTTGATGATAATTTAATGATGGAACTTAAGTATCCTTCACTTAATGAATTTATTAAAAATAATTTCGATCCAAATGACAAATCAAAAAATCCAATGGATCAATCCTTTGATTTGATTGGATCATGTATTGATAAGATTTATAATGAAGATGAAGTTTGGGCGGCTGATGATTGTTCAAAGAAAGAAATAAATGAATTTCTTGATTCAATGAATTCAAATCAGTTCAAAGAGGTTGAAAAATTTTTTGAAACGATGCCGAAGTTATCTCACACTGTGAAGGTATATAATCCAACAACGAAGGTTGAGAGTGATGTGGTGCTTGAGGGTTTAGCGTCTTTTTTCGTATAGCGATGGTGCACATGAATCTGGAGAACTACTTCAGATTAAACTTTGCCATGATGCAGTACCATAAATATAGTTTGACTGAGATTGAAAACATGATGCCTTGGGAACGAGATATCTATGTTGGACTATTACAATCTCACCTTGAAGAAGAGAGATTAAAGGAGCAGCAAAGAAACGCTAATGGATGAAACAAATCCAGCATATGAGAATTTTCTCAATAATATGTCAAGACTCCGTGGAAGCACGAGGAGAGTTGCTGCATCAAAATTTTTGCAAAGGGAAAATAAACCAACGGTAGAAGGGAACGCAAGAAAAATAAATTTAATTACAAATATATTAAGAATAAGAAGGGTTAATATTGGACAAATGTTATCTTCATTGTCTACTGGATCTGATATAGGAACTAATCAAGATGTCATGGACATTAAGAAAACCTTGTCGTCCATATTAGAAACATTAAAAGCACAAGATAAATTTGAATATGAAAAGTTCCTTGATACTCAAAGAAGAAATGAAAATGCGAGAAGGAGAAAAAGAGAGACAACATTAGAAAATGTAGGAGAAAAAGGACTTAACTTAATAGGCAATCAAGTAAAAAAAGTTCTTACACCAATAACAAGTATTTTCTCAAGTATAATAAATGGATTTATCTCTCTTGTGGGAGGAAAGATATTGCAAGGATTAGTAGGTATTTTGACTAACCCTGCTGTTCAACGTGTCATACTAGGCATATCAGGTTTTATTGAAAGATTTTTTCCAATAATAGTTGGTGCTATTGGTAATGCGATTGTTGGTATTGTTACTTTCTTAGATCGAATGAATTTATTAATACCTGCCATGTATACCTTGGCTGCTGCGATTGCTCTTCGTCCGTTTACTGGACTTATTAGTCAATCATTTGGGCCAACAAGAGTTGCTAGATTGGGAGTCACTCGAACTGCACCAAAAGTTAAAAAACAAAGAATGTTTTTTAGAAATCCAAATCTATTTAAATTTTTCCCAAGAAAATATAATAGAGGTGGTCTAGTTCCGGGAACAGGAAACACTGATACAGTTCCTGCAATGCTGACTCCCGGTGAAGTTGTCATCAGTAAACCCGCTGTTGAAAAATTTGGTGCGATAAACTTATTAAATTTAAACAAAGCAGCAGGATCATCAAGTAAACCAAAAATTAAAAAAGGTATAACATACGCAAATGAAGGTGCAGTGATAATGCCTAACATTGGTGAGATGCTTGGTTCCGTCATAGGATCGTTAAAAGAATTAGAAAATTCTGACTTACAAAAAACATTGTCAGATCCTAATATTCCTGAGACACTTAAAACTTTTTCTGAAAGTCTAGCGATTCCTAAAGATCAACAAATTAAAGCTGCACAAGGTGTGACAAATACTGTGTTTAACAGAATAGGAAAAGGTTTAACATCATCTGATTTTTCAAATAAACTTATGTCCACTGACTCACCAACGACACCTAATCTATTACCATTCAACAAATTAAAATCTATGGTTTCAGGTGTTGATTTTAAATCATTGTTTAGTGATGTGCTTAATAAAGTGAATCCTCAAAGTGATGCTTCACAAAATAATGATACTTTTGGAATTCAATTGAATAGTCCAAATCAAAATAAATTAGAGACACTAGGATTGATAATATGATTGATAGAGCAAAATTAATTCCTAGATCTAAACCATCAAGTTTATCAAAAGGTTCAATAACAAATTTGAGTCTTATAAAAAAAGATGCGATTGAGATTGATAGTTTGTTGAAGCAGAGACTTGTTTTGAGTAAAGTCAGAGAGGGTATATTAAGACAACAAGAGGAAAGAAAAAGAAGAATTGAAAGGGAAACTCTTCTTGAAGAGAAAGGAAAAAAAAGAAAAAAAAGAGATGGTGATTTAGATCCTTCAAAATCAAAGAAACCTAAATCCGGTGGAGGTATAATAGGTTTTTTATTAAATAGCGTTCTCAGAAATTTTTCAGGGGTTGCACTTGCAAAAATAGGAACACTATTAAAAATTGGTAAACTTTTTAAACTTCTTTTAAGTCCAAAGGTGCTTGTCATTGCCGGTACAATCGCAATAATTACAAAAGTTATCGCGACTGTAGGACAAACGAGAGAAAATATAAAACAAAAAGATTTAAATGCAGTAAGTGGTAATAAAATTGGAAAAGGAATAGATGATTTTTTAACAGCAATAAATGTACTGATTGCTTCTTTTGCAGTTGGTGCGGTTGGTGCTCGAATATCAAGAGGTAGAGCAAAGAAATTAGCGGAGGAAGCTGGATCTGCTAAACTAAGGGCAGAGTTGTTTCAAATCGGAAAACAGCAAAAAAAAGCAGCAGAAGAATTAGCATCAGCAGCGGAAGAACAACAAAGAGCAGCAAAGTTCCTTAATGAAATAAGGGAATTATCTGATGAAGATCTCATTAGAATAGTGGCAAAAGAAAGAGGATTAAACGTAGATGAGGCACTTGAGTTTAATAGACGTGCAGCAGCAGCGGAAGAGTCTTTTGAGAAACCAAAAGGTAAAAAGATAACAAAAAAACTTGCAAAAAGAAAGATAAGAGCAGAGGCTCTTGTAGGAGATACAGGAGATAGATTGGGAGTCAGTGCAGCAGATAAAGAATTTTTTCAAAGACTTAAACTTGATCCATCTTTGGGAAGAAGGGGCACAGACCCAAAACGAGTCAGAAAAGAACAGATATTGTTTAATGAAAATTTATTAGCACGAGATATTGGTCTAGATACTGAAAGAGATATATTAGATTTTGAACAAACACAGATAGATCGAGCGATTGAAGAGGCAGATCAGTTCAAAGGTGTTGATGAAAAGACAGGAAGATTAATCAGAGAGAGAAAGGCAAGGAAGAGAAATAAAAACGCAAAATCTTTTGATCAGATAAAAGCAGAGATAGACTTAAGAAATCCAACTTATAGGGGAGCATCAGGTGGAAAACTTCCATTGAAACCCGGTATGGCAACACTTGGTGATCAACCAAGATTCCAAGCACCTAAGATCACGGCAAAAAGTTTAAAGGGTAATAAAGGGTTAAGAAAAGTCATAGGTCAAACAGTTGGTCAAATACCGTTTTTAGGTGATATAATTTTCATGTTACTTGATATATTTGTTTTTGGAGAACCTCCAGTAAGAGCAGCGTTTATGGCCGTTGGTGGTGCTCTTTTAGGATTTTTAGGTGGATTACTAGGAAGTATCGCAGGGCCTGTGGGAACTGTAGCTCTTGGTATTCTTGGTGGTATGGCTGGAGATATGCTTGGGGGACTTTTATATGATATGCTTTTAGGACAAAAAAAGGTTTCTAAACCACAACCAAGAAAATCATTTCTTAAGAGAGCTTTCATAAAAGTGCAAGATTTTTTTAAATTAAGTAGTGGTGGTTTTGCGAGTTATGGAAAATACATGTTAGGTGAACATGGTAGAGAATTTGTATTGGATGCCGATTCAACCGCAGCTGTTGAGAAAAATTATCCGGGATTTTTAATGGCGTTAAATAAAGCTGATTATGATGGAGCATTGGATGTATTAAAGAGTCGTGCTTTTTATGAGGATGGGGGATCAGGGACTGAAAGGATGATGCCAGTTCCAATTCCAATACCCTCTCCTTCAAATGAATATTCACGATCTAATTCTTCTATGCCCTCAAGAAGAAATAATAA